GAGTAGCAGTGAAGATAACGCCGGGTATAGCTGGGCTTACAGGGCTTGTACCGGCAGGATCAGACTGAATTGATACTGAAGTATCTGTCGTAGCCCAGATTAACTCAATATAATCGCTGGCGGAAAGGCTAAGGACAAGATTTACGGTCATCAGGCCATAGCCATTAACACCGCCATGCTTTTGCTGAATGCTAAGTCTGGTGTCGCTATCGGGTATGTCACCAGAACTTCCGCCGCCATTTTTACGGAACCAGACGTTTACATCATGGATTTGGGTATCTGAGTTTACAAACTGTATTGAGAACGTGAGATTGTAAACACCAGTATTTGCAAAAGTAACCCTGCTGTTCGATACAACGCTAACACCACTATTACTTGGATCGGCACTGTTGAGCGTTACGGCGTAGGCTGTATTTGCCGCCGCAGCAACTTGGTCTGTGGTGTCCCAGAAAGAACCCCAGTAGCCAATAGTGCCGCCAGCGCCAGTGGGGCCTGATGGTCCTGTTGCGCCAGTGACGCCCGTGAAGCCTGTGACACCCGTAACACCCGTCACGCCAGAAGCGCCAGAAGGTCCAGACGGGCCGGTGACGCCAGTAGGACCAGTAAGACCAGTTACGCCTGTAACGCCCTGACTACCTTGGGGTCCGGTTGCACCTGATGGTCCAGTAGGACCAGTAACGCCGGTAACGCCTGTAACACCCTGCGGTCCAGTAGCTCCCGTTACGCCAGTAACGCCAGTGGTTCCCCTTGTCCCGGTCGGACCCTGAGCGCCCGTTGGCCCAGTCGGGCCGGTCGGACCAGTAACGCCAGACGCACCTGTAGCGCCAACCGCGCCAGAGGCACCCGTGACGCCCGTAGTACCCACGCCAGTAGGTCCGGTAGGGCCGGTCAGCCCAGTGGCTCCTGTGGGGCCTACGGAGCCTGATGGACCTGTTACGCCGGTCTGTCCGGTCGGACCCGTAGCACCAGTTATACCAGTAGAGCCTTGCGGGCCTGTTGGACCCGTTGCACCGGGAACAAGACCGGCAATGTCCGCCGTAGTTGTGCGAACAGAAGTTCCAGACTGAACAATCTCAAGCTGCTCAGTGCCATTGAGAGAAGTTGCCGCCGGTAAATTGGGTATTTGGATATTTGCCATCAGAGCGGCCCTGTTTTCGGTATTTCATTGAAGTTATACGGCAAAGCAGGATTGTTGACAACATATCCGCCAGATGAATATGCGTTTGAAAAAGTAGAATCCTGCAAATCAATTTGAGTCACATTAACAACCGTAACTGTCCAGTTGCCATTCGCCTCAGTTGTTCCAAGCACATCCCTGATCGTGACTTGTTGTCCAGTGATCATGCCGTTTGTCGTGTTAAGTGTAAGCCTGATTAGGCCAGAGCCATTGTCTGCCGCCCCTGACACAAGTCTGTATGTAACTGCATTCGGGTCAGTACCGGGCAACTGATTAGTTCCACTTGGCGGCTCACCAGTCTGCTGAGTAACGCGATAATCATCGTTCTCAGTGATTCGCATTGTAGTGCCGGGAATTGGAATGCCGGTCGTTGGGTCTGTCGTGTTTTGACCAGAAGTAGTACGAATATCTGTAGTCGCCTGCTGGTAGTTTGGAACACGCGGATTCATTACCGGCATGGGATCAGGCGGAAGAACTACGGCGCGCAACTGGGTCTGCGGGATGTCATTGCACCTCCTGCAAACCAACTGACGCAAGTTCACAAGCTTGTTACCGCCCCACTGAAACTGCCAGCGCAATTCAGAGTGATTATAAAGGAACCCGCAGTTATCGCATATGGCGAAGGCTTCAGGGTTTCTGGAACTTGCTTTTGCCCTGCCGTGCGGCCTCATTCAATTAGCTCCTGAAATAGGGGCCAATCATGGGCGATATGTAAACAGATACGTTTTCAGTGTCCTGATTGGCGGCAATCATGTACGCCTCATCAGCTTCCTGCTTCAACTGAGCAGTCAACTGCGGTTGCCAAATGCGGGACAAGTAATACGCCAAGCCGTTTGCAAAGGCGTCCAACCAGCGATACGGAATGTCAATTGTTTCACCGCCGGGTAGATTGGCGTCCTGAATCTGAGTGACACGGTAATAAGTAACCGTAGTAGGGTTCCCAGAGCCATCAGGGACAGGCCAAATTGTAACCGTTGGGCTGATAAGGCGGTCAAACCAGAACACCGTAGGAAAGCCCTGCTGTGCCTTGTTTGGGTAACTGGCATACTCAGAACGGCTGATAGGCATCATGATGCGGTCTGTGTTTGTCGTGCCGGATGGCGTCCGGGCATACATATCCAGAATCATGATCGTGTCAGACGGTACTGAATAGGTAGAAACACCCTCAGTAAGAGTAATGGTTTCAGTGTCAACTTTCCAAAGATTGACGCCCATGTTGCTCCAGCGGGAGAGCATCATGTTCATAGCTTGTCGGGCGCTGTTCAGGTGTTCCTGAACAATCGAAGTAGAGCGGACCTGACAAAGGTTAAAGGAGTAAAGAACAACCTCACCAATGCTTGGATTGTAAACGTAAGTTCCGCTTGTGGTCATTTATGACACTACCCGATACCGGCCTGACAGAGGGTAACTGTTACAGTCCCCGCACCAGATGCAATCGTCAATCGAATGCCGCGACATGGAACCGTGAGCAACCCATTCTTGCTTGCACTTGCGCCGGTAAGATCAGTAGTTGCGCCAGTCCAAGTGGCGGTCGAAGCACTGAACGTGCTGTCAGTGATGTCATCCAGCGTATACTCAACAGTGTACGTTGCCGTCCCACTGAGAACCGCCTGAATGCCAACATTCACTGGACAGCGAAAATAATCTACAGCGTAGATTGTGCTTGAACCAGAGCCTGTCTTTGAAATCGTGTTTGCAGCCATTTGCTCACCTATTTACTTTTGCTTCGCGCAACTGCAATATTGTCTACAGCATTTGGATAAGGCCGTCCAGCCGCGCGCGCACGGGCCTTGGCCTGCTTGATCTGATGAGCCTTCATCGGCTTAGTCTTGTGGTCAGCCGGAAGCTTCTTTTCCCAAACTGGTTTCATGGACATTTCCATTTCCTCAGTGATTTGTTGATTCTGCTGTCAGGATCATTGGCGGTCTTAGATGACGTAAGCTTTGACTTCATGCCCTTCATCCGGGCGCAGAAGCTGTCCTTGCGTGATCCGCCTTCAGGCTGGGGGCGCTTGATGTCATGACCCTGCGCACGAAGCGAAGCCCTGCCCTTTTCATTCAGACCGCCAGAAGGGTTTTTGCCTTCCTTGCGCGTCCAAGCACCACCACTTGCCATTGCCTTCTCCTAAGAAAAAGGACGGGATGCCGAGCAACACCCCGTCCATGCCCCAACCACGGAGCTATCTAAGCGGTTAATCGGGGAGGAACGCTAACCGCCTAGAACCATTAACCGCGCGGCTTAGAGCCTTCGCCCTGAGCGGCGGTCCAGTCGGAAGAACAAATGCCGCCAGACTTACGGGCCTTGCGATCAGCGCGCATAGCGGCCATCTTGCCCTTCATCTTGCCCATGTCCTTGCCAGCCTTGCCGCCAGACTTGCGCATCTTGCGGGCAGCTTCAACAACGTCCTTGTTGCCAGAAACCAGTTCCGGCGTGTTCTTCTGCGGGGCAACGCCCTTCATCTTTTCCATGTGATCTGCTCCTTACAGATTAGGTTGCGTCACGGTTCTGAAGGTAAGTAACAACAATGTTACCCACGCCAGAGCCGGTGTTGGTGGAAGTAACCGCGATCTTGCGGTCAGTCGTGCCAACATCAATCCAGTTGCCGTTGCGCGTAGCGTCCGTGCCGGGGCTGGCCGTCAGCGGGCCAACAGCAACACCATCCAGCGCACCAGCCGCCGTAAGGAACGTGGCAGATGCAGTCGTGCCAACGCCAAAGGTCGTGGCCGCGCCAGTAAAGGCAGTGGTCACAAATACCTTGATGTCAACGATCTGGCTGTTAGCCGGGATGACGATGCTGGTTGCACCGCTTGCCTGCGTAACAGCAGATGACTGGGACATAAGTACCCAGCCAGTATTCCTTACATCCGTACCCAGCGTAGAGCCGCTGGTGTTAGGGATGTTTCCAGCCTTAATCGGGCCGGTGAAGGTTGTCGTTCCCAATGGAACCTCCTTGCACTTGCGCTGTACCGTCTGTGCAAAGTCCGCTGGATCGGTCGGTACAACAGGTTAGTCCAGAACAGGCAGTTTCCCGCCTCATGTATTCGTATCAGCAATATTGTAGTTGCGCAAGTATTCAATAGCATTGTTTAGGATGTTAATGTCTTCATTTAGTAAACCAATTGCCTGATTACATCTCGCGCACAATAGCCCGCGAATGCGCTCACTGTCATGGCAGTGATCTACCGCCAATGGCTTGATTTTCCCGTTCACAACGCTTGTTTCGGGCTTGAAGCAGATAGCGCACACGCCGTTCTGAGCAAGAAGCATTTCTTGGTATTTGGCAAGGTCAATGCCGTAGTAACGCTTGAGGCCGTAGTGGCGCATGGCTTCAGTAGACATCTTCCTCTGAACACGCTCACCTTTTACAATTTTTTCGTAAGGAAACTTTCCAAGAGAAAGATTTTCAATGCGAAGGTTGGTTGTGTCTTTGTCTTGAAAGATAACATTAGAAGCGGGCCATTCTTTGTAATAAAGAAGCCATGCCATGCGCGCAGCGGGTATTTCATAATGATTTAGTCGTATGTAAATATAGTTAGCTTTTTTGCCGGAAGTATTGCTTGTTCTGGTGTTTTTTAGACTTCCAGCTATTGATCCAGCTTTTACATTTCTCGCCACATCGACAAGCCATGTGAAAACACCGTTTTCCGGGTTATAGTTTATTTTTTGAGCAGCTTCTTCGTAAGTAAGTGGGATTTGTTTTATGTTAGACATTTGGGGGCCATCCTTTCATTCCTTTGACTTTACAGTCTTTCAGAATGAAGGACAACCCCCAAATCTTGTCTTTTGTGAATAACCCTCTTAACCCATTGTTAAGTGGGCAGCGAACCCCAAATGCTGCGCCAATTATAATAGCCAAAAGAGTACCGTTCATACCCCTTGACAAGAAGGTTATCAGTAACGAAGTCAACTTGCATATCCGTTTCGAACTTAACGCGCTCCATGTAGGAGAGGCCGTCGATGTTCGTAAGCAGGAACCATGCAGTTGCAGACGTTAGGTAGTCGTTGGTCATATAGCCTTCAGGCAGACCGCCTGATGTGCTGATAATCGCATTGACATCGTTGTCTGCCGTACCCGGACGCAGTTCCGACTTGATGAGTCGGATTGCAACAGGCTCAAGCTGCGGCGGAACCAGCAGCTTGCGGGCGCGGGCAAACACCTTCAGACCGGCCTGATCCTTGAAAGCAGTACGAATAGCGATCATGCCCGAAAGCAGGGTCGCTTCGTTCAGCTCAACGTCAGTCGCGGGGCGGTTGGCAACCGTGCCGCCATCAATCGGATGGTCGGTAGCGATAAGAGCCTTGCCGTCACCACCAACAGACGCATTGTAGGTCGTGGAGGTGTTGATGACGTTCGCACCGTAGATTTCCTTCGTCTGATTGAAAGACTCAATCAGGCCAAGGTTCGACGGCTGGAACTGCGTCTTATACAGGTTGTCGTCAATCGCCTTGCGGGTGATTGCGTAGCCGAGAGCGATTTCCGTATGCTCTTGGTTGTACACAAAACGCTCACCAGCACCGTTGTCGAAAGCGGTCTGACCACCTTCGGTCTTGAGCTGCGCCAGTCCGAGGTAACGCATTTCAGCGGTACGCTCCAGAGCCATGCGCGACTCATGCTTGGTGAAAATCTTGTCGTACTGAGACGGAATCTGCTCATACTTACCTTCAATGCCACGGAGTCCGGGGAGGAGAAGGTCTTTAATTGCTGAGAGATTAACAGCCATTGATCCCTACTCCTCTTAGATGCCAGTCGGACCAGAACCGTTGTTACGGCTGGTGACATTGTTGAAGCCGACGATCACGTAGTTATAGGCAGACGTAATGTCGGTGCCACTTGAACCCGGAGGATCGACATCGAAGCCGATAATACGGAATGGCAGAGTGGCGGTGACGGCGGGGCTTTCAATGAAGGCACCAGAGATGCCCGTCGAAGCGTTGCCCGTGCCGAGGTTGAACTGAACATAGAGGCCCATGTCAGCAAGGCCGATAGCCGTGCCGCCAGCCTGTACAAGGAACTGAGCGTTCGGATCGTCAATGATGTAGGCTTCAACGTCAGCAGCAGCGTCCGAACCCGGCCAATAGTTGGACCAGACGGTACGCTTCTGAGAGGTGGACAGATACTTGCATCCAGCAAAGATGCCAGCGATCTGGGCCGTGCCAGCCGTAGCGCGGGTAATGTAACCCGTGTTGAGGTTGGATACGGGGTCGCCAAAATAGACGGCAGTGGTGTTGTCCGACTTAATCAGACGAACTGACTGTTCGTAGGTCGGCGCAGAACCAAGTCCGCGATACTGGCGAAAACCAAAGGGTGCGTTTGTGTTGGGCATCCCGGTTTCTCCTAGAGAGCAGTCACATCAACAGCGCCGAGCTATGTAGTGACCAGACAAAGGTTAACTTCCACACCGGGGGAAGATGATTAACTTATAACATAGAAAGTAAAACGCGCAATAGATAAAATAAAACACCGCCTCAAGTTAATGAAGCGGTGTCTCAGCCTCCCACGTTTACTTACTCATTTTCTATTGGCATGGCCTCAAATGACTTCTTGATGCTTGCCTTTACACGCGGATCATCACGCTCAAACGTGCCTTCCGGTGCCTGATTAAGCTGGGCTTCCTTGGCCTTTACTTGCAGGCGGGCATTCCTGAGATTGGCCTTGTGAACGTCATCCGTGACTACCTTCGGACGTTCCATCAGGATCATTCCATCACGCTCAATGGTCTGCCAGTTGCCCTTCGGCATCATCTGAGGGTGACGCGATGCAGGAACAGG